ACTTTTATACGAACCAGACGCTTCAGATGCTAGTGACGATACTCCAAATGTAAAAGGAGCAGCAGGTAGTAAAAAAACTACACACGTTGCAGCCGTTACTACTGGAACAAATTACATCGCAGCTAACTAAGTTTATAAACCCATAAGGAGAGAATATGGAAAAAAAAGAAGAGAATACGGCAACATTGCCTGATGGAACAGAGGTACTTGAATCAGCAATGACTCAAGAACAGATTAATTCTATTAGGCATATAAAAAGTTTGAGAGATAAGGTCGCAAAACTAGAGTATGAAATAAACGAACTATTACCTAGTTTGCGTTTTTATGAAAATTCTTTTGTTGAGTCCGCTAAAGGATTAGCAGAAGAAGTTATGGATGATAAATCTGATAATACCAAAGGGGGTAAAAAATGATTGCAGATATAGTAATGTGGATAACCACTATAGTAACAATAAGCAGCTTAATAGCAGCTAGTACACCAACACCAAAAGACGATGTTTGGATTGGCAAACTATATAAATTTATAGATATTCTTGCTTTAAATGTCATGAAGGCAAAAGATAAGTAAATAGAATTTGTAAATTAACCCAAATAAAATCATGGATGCAGCAGTACAGCTTATTACTGAACTAGGTTTTCCTATTGCTGCTGCTCTAGGATTGGGTGCTTTTGTCTGGAAGCTTATTAATAGAATTATTGATGGCATGGAAGTGAAAGTAGATGTCTTAGACGAAAAGCTAGGGACAATTATTAATTCTATGGAAGGCAGACTAGGTGGCAAACTTGACAGTCAGCATGGTATTTTAGTAGCATTGATAGATAGGGTGCGTTCATTGGATAACGAAATCATAAGACAAGACACTATGATTAAGACAATTCTAGGCGTTCCGCAATTAATCAATATTGATAAAATAGCGAAGGCAGACAGAGATGACCAAAGGAAAGACTAACAAGGATAAGGAAGAAGCGGCAAAGGTAAGAATATTTGCTTTTCTAGTTTTTGCTTTTGGTATTATGATGGCCTTTATAATAGCTCAAAACGCTCAAGCAGATCAGATTACACATAAGTTTAAATCTCCTTCATTCAATGGAATGAATACCTCTAGTCATTATTTAACTATTGAAAACCAGGAATTTAATAGAAGAAAGACTATTAAAGACGAGATCAAGGCCGCCCTAGAAGAGGCTGAGAGAGACAAAGAAAACTCTACAGTTCAAAGGTTTTTAAGAAACTTTGAGAGTCGTGTATACGCTGAATTAAGCAGGCAGTTAATTGCTAATCTGTTTGGTGAAACACCGCAAACAAGTGGAACTATAACCTTAGAAGGTAATACAATAGTTTACAGTTCAGACGGAACATATCTAACTTTAACCATAACCGAAGCCGATGGAACAATTACCACTATCAAGATTCCTCTGGGTTCCTTTACTTTTTAGTATATCTAGCTGCTCAATCTTTGATCAGTATCAAGATACTATAGATCAAAGACACAAAGCAGGTGATGTAGTAAAGATAAGTGATCTTCAATCAAAAGAATTAAAAAATGTAAACATACCTGTTAGTAGGCCTATAGTAGCGGTATATCCAACATCATTCACAGATCAAACAGGACAACGTAAAAGTAATAGCTCGTTTGCTTTGTTCTCTACAGCTATAACTCAGTCTCCAAATGCACTATTAATAAGGGCCTTAAAACACGCAGGAGATGGCCAATTTTTTAGAGTGGTTGAAAGGATTGGCTTAGATAACTTAGTAAAAGAAAGACAGCTAATTAGATCGGCAAGAGAAAAGTTTGCAAAAGACGATGAAAGTAAAAACGTTCCACCCCTACTATTTGCAGGTGTCTTGCTAGAAGGTGCTGTAATAAGTTATGATAGTAACTTGACCACGGGTGGGATGGGTGCTAGGTATCTAGGAATAGGAACAAGCATTCAGTATAGAGAAGACAATATAACAGTTAGTCTTCGTATGGTATCAGTCGCAACTGGTGAAATACTTATAGAAGTATTAACACAAAAGACAGTTTTTAGTTACGGTAAATCAGAAGACGTATTCAGGTTTATTGAGGCAAATACAGAATTAGTTGAAATTGAGTTAGGTAACTCAAACAACGAATCAGCAACAATAGCGCTTATGAAAGCTATAGAGGCTGCCGTATTAGAAATTATAAATATCGGTTACGATAGGAGCTTTTGGAATGAACAAATTGAAATTAAAGAGCCTGATTGTGTTGATGATGACTGTATCACTTCAATCGGCAGATAACGAAATATTCGTAGATCAAAGCGGTGTGTCAGCTAATATAGATTTAGAACAGCTAGGCATATCAAACATTATTGCAGGTCTTGGTTCTTCAGCAGGAAGTCTTACAGCTTTTGATCTTGACGGAACAAGTATGACACTTGACGTTAATATGATTGGTGCGACCAATAAGTTCTTTGGTGATATTTGGGCAGATAGCTTTACTGGTGCATATAACTTTATAGGTTCTACCAACACCTTCACAATCCAGATAGATCCCAGCAATACTTACGGAGCAGACAGCTCTAACCAAAACGTAGCTGTTACAGGTACTGGTAATACTTTTACTTTAAATCAAGGGACATCTGCATTAGCAGCTACTTTAGATTTAGATTGGATCATTCAAGGATCTAATAACACTGTTGTTTCTAATATCAATATTGATAATGCTACTAACTATATGGATATAGATGGTAGTGATAATACAGTTAACTATACAGGCACAGGCGTATCTGCAAGTGCTGGTGGGTATTTTTGGCTAGATCACACAGGTGGTCAAAGAACATTTAACATTAAACAACTGAGTACCCAAGACAATGATTGGCTTAAGATTATTTCTGTTGGCGGCAATGCTTCTAGTTCCGTTTGCGTTATCCAAAACGATCAAGGAACCTCAATCGGCTGTTAGTATTGGTGGTATATCTGAGCTAAATGGCTCGGCACAAATAGTAAGAGATGAGCCACTAGACGCAGAATTAGAATTATCTATACAAAGCAACGATGAAGCTGTTACTACCAATGGTAGGATGGCAATCAAGTTTCTTGACGACTCAGTAGTAAGGCTTACAGAACACTCACAACTCTTAATAGATGAATATATCTATGATCCAGATCCAAGCAAATCTAAGATGGCTCTTACCTTTGGACTTGGTACAGCTAGGTTTATTACAGGCAATCTAAATCGTATAGATAAGAAAAACATTAGCTTACGAACCCCTACAGCTAATATAGCCATAAGAGGTACAGACTTTACAGCTACAGTAGATGAGCTAGGCCGCAGTCTTATAATACTTTTACCTGATGCCCTGGGATTATCTAGTGGTGAAATACTAGTAACTACTGCAATGGGTACAGTAACCTTAAACAAACCATTTCAAGCAACTACAGTATCTGTATTTGAATCAAGCCCTAGCAGTCCAGTGATCTTAGATTTAACCTTAGACATTATTGATAACATGCTTATTGTTAAACCACCTAAAGAAGATATGGAGATTAACCAAGAGGTATCAACTGTCTCTGAAAAAAACATCTTAGACTTTAATGATCTTGATATAGATTATTTAGCAGAAGACTATCTTGGGGACGATGAGCTTGAGTTTAACGAGTTAGACATCAATTGGTTAGATGTTAACTACTTAGAAGACCTGCTTAATATATTAGATGCGCTCGCTGTAGATGACGATAAAGATTCTTTAGCAGAAGCATCTGCCACCAATATAACAGGTACTTTGCTTGGTAGAGATGCAGAGACTCAGATAACAACTCTAATAACTGGCAATATTGTAAGCATGAGAAGGGCAGTAAATGACTATGCTAGATTAGACCTCAATGGAAGTGACAGCTATACTGTTATTATTATTCAAGATGGTGTTAGTAATGTTGTTAAAATTAACGGCGGAGGGGACTCGGTTATAACCATAACTCAAGGCGAATGAATAAGTTAATACTTCCGATTCTTGCAATACTATCCTTGCCATTAGTATTCCAATCAACACCTACAGAGATACTTAAATTAAAAATCTTTGATGCCTTTGTAACAACTCCAGAGCCTAGTGGTAATTTTGTAGTATTAAATATTGAAGAGGGAGATGTAGCTAGAGAAGGAGGTTGGCCTATACCAAGAAGAAGTCTTGCTCAAATACAAGTTGATCTTATTAACAAGGGAGCCATAGGAGTTGGCTGGGTTATAAGCTTTCCTCAAGCAGATAGGATGGGAGGCGATGAAGTCTTTGCACAAACCCTAGGCTACACTAATTCTGTATTAGCAATGTTTGAAAATCCAAACGGACAATACCCAAAAACTACAGGCACAGTTATTAAAGGAAAGAATCCTGGTGGCATACCCACTCAAGGAGTGGTTCAAAACATTAAGATACTACAAGAAAATTCATCTCAAGGAATTGCATCTGCTCCAGTAGATATAGATAACCTGGTTAGAAGAATACCTTTGTTATTAAAAACTCCAGATGGATATGTCCCTGCTTTTGGAACAGAAGTATTAAAAGCATTAACAGGAGCAAAAACTTACATTATCACTACAAATGATAATGGTATCCAAGAGATATCAGTCAGAGGAATACCACCAGTTAAAACAGATAGTCTTGGTCGTAAATGGATTAGCTGGGTAGACACACCACAAACTAATTTAAAAGACATGGACGTTGCAAATAAATTTGTTTTCATTGGAACAACGGCCAATGGAATTATGCCTCAAGTGGCAACTCCAGTTGGATTATTAGAACCTCATAAGATTCAAGCTGCATTATCTGAGTCAATTCTTATAGAAAACTCTCCACGTATTCCAGACTTTGCTCTAGCGTTGGAAATTTTAATTTTTACAATTTTCGTGTCATTGACATGGTTTGTGATTAACTATCTAGGTATAACTAAGGGCGTAAGCATAGCTATTATTTTACTCTTCACTACGGCGCTCTCAGGAGTTTTTAGCATCCAAAAGGGCCTTTTAATAGACTTTTCATGGACTTTCATCTCACAATTCATAACTGGAGCTATTGCCTTCTATTTAAACTTTAGAAAGCAGTTTAAATTGCGTCAACAGATCAAAAAACAATTTGAACATTACTTAGACCCAAGACAAGTTAAGAGATTACAAGACAATCCAGAGCTACTAAAACTTGGTGGCGAGAAAAGATACGCTACATTTTTATTTACAGATGTCAGAGGCTTCACTAGTCTTTCAGAAAAACTACAACCAGAAGAAGTTACTGAGATTATGAATAAGGCATTAACAGTACAAGTAGAATGTGTGCAAAGAAATGGAGGCATGGTAGATAAATTTATAGGAGATGCTTGTATGGCAATTTTTAATGCTCCCATGGATTTAGAAGACCATGAAAACAAAGCAGTAAAGACTGCTATTGAAATGCAAGAAGCAATAAAAGAACTTAACAAAGAACTATCCCATGAAATAGCAATTGGAGTAGGGGTAAATACTGGCGAAGCAGTTATCGGCAATATGGGTTCAAGCACTAGATTTGATTATTCTGCTATAGGAGATGCAGTTAATACAGCAGCTAGGTTAGAGTCTGCAACCAAAGAAGCAGGAGTGGATATATTAATTGGCGAAAATACTGCCCAAAGTGTTAATTATAAGTTAAAATCTTTAAAGGCAATGAAAGTTAAAGGTAAGGCAAAAGCTTTAAAGATATATACAATAGAATAATATGAAAAGAGATTATAAAAAAGAATACAAGAATTTTCACAGCAAGCCTGAAGAAAAAAAGAATAGAGCTATGAGAAATGCAGCTAGAGCAATCATGAAAAAACTTGGCAAAGCATTTACTGGTGATAACAAAGATGTTGCACACAAAGACGATAACCCAAAAAATAATAAAAAATCTAATTTAAAAATGCAGAGCAAGTCTGCAAATCGTTCAAGAAAGTGAGATTTATGGCAACAACCAAAGAAGCTATTACAAAAATTGAAACGCACGAAAAAGAATGTTCTATCAGGTACGCTAATATAGAAAAAAGATTAGAAGATGGCTCAAGGCGTTTTGACAAGCTAGAGAATATGATTTGGGCAGTATATCCATTCATACTTGTTTCTTTAGTGCTATCTAGGTTTGTCTAGTGAGTAAAGTTTTACTGGGTGTTGTTGGAGTTCTTTTTCTAGCCTGTATTGGACTTTGGTATCAAAACTCAAGTCTACAAGCATTAAACCAAGCGTTTGAACTTAGAAATCAAGAACAGAAGTTAGCTATAGAGTCATTACAAAATGATTTCACAATACAAACACAAGGTTTATTGGCTATACAATCGAGAAATCAAGAAATAGAGCAAGAAATGTCAAGGTACCTTGACATATTCAAAAGGCATAACTTAACTAAATTAGCCATAGCAAAGCCCGGACTTATAGAACCAAGAGTAAATAAAGGAACCAAAGATGTATTTGATAGCATTGAAGAAGATAGTCGTAACATCGACAGTCTTGATAATGGCTTGCAGTTGCAGCCTAATACCTAGTAGAGAGGTAGAAATAATTACGAAGCCTATAGTAAGGACTATAGTGCAACCAATATTGCCAAGGGAGATAGATTTAAAGGACCCTTATTGGTATGTAGTTTCTGAAAAAAACATAGATGAGTTTTTAGTAAAGATAGAAAAAGAACATGGAGACATTGTTTTTTTAGCTATGTCTGTTCCTGACTATGAACTTATGGCTTACAACATGCAGGAATTAAAGAGGTATATAAATGAGCTTAAAGAAGTTGTTGTCTATTATAGAAATGTTACTACCAAAAAAGAGGAATAAAATAATGAAAATATCAGAAAAAGGTTTAGATTTAATTAAGTTTTACGAAGGTTGCGAATACAACGCATACAAATGTGCAGCTGGTGTTTTAACAATAGGTTACGGACATACCAAAGGTGTTAAAGAAGGAGACCTAATAACTCAACAAGAAGCTGATGCTTTATTGCTACACGAGATGGATGAATACGAAGGCTACATTAATAATATGGTTACTGTTGATTTAGAACAAAATCAGTTCGATGCTCTTGTTTCATGGGTTTTTAATTTAGGCTCCTCGAACCTATCCTCCAGCACTCTTTTGAAAAAAATAAATAACAAAGAATTTGATGCTGTTCCTGAACAAATAAAGCGTTGGAATAAAGCAGGTGGAAAGGTTCTTGATGGGTTAATTAAAAGAAGAAATAGCGAAGCCTTGTTGTTTGAAGGCAAAGAATGGGGTAAAGTTTGAAAGACATGCTAGTTTGTGGATATTCACGAAATATCTCCTCTCTCTCTTCAAACACATGTCATGGAGGGTCAACAGCCTTTTATGTGCATAGCAGTTGGCTCTCCACCTAATGCTTGATTTAGAACAAATAAAGTCTTTTGATGTCTTATCTAAGGATGAGCAGATAGAAGCACTTAAACTTATGCAGAGATGGAAGAATCTTAATGCTAGAGAAAGATGTAGAGATGACTTTTTAGAATTTGTTAAGTTTCATTGGGAAGGCTTTATTATGGGTAGACACCATAAGATATTAGCTGAAAAACTAAACCGTATAGCACAAGGCAAATGTAAAAGACTTATGGTTATGTTGCCACCTAGACACTCTAAATCAGAATTTGCATCAACCTATTTTCCTGCATGGATGATGGGACTAAATCCAAGTTTAAAAATTATACAAGCAACCCACACGGCAGAATTAGCAGTAAGATTTGGTCGTAGAGTTCGTAACATTATTGATAGCGAAGAATACCAAACGGTTTTTCCTGATATAAGCCTATCGGGAGATAACAAATCAGCAGGTCGTTGGACCACTGACGATGGTGGTGAAGCTTTCTATTCAGGAGTAGGTGGTGCTATTACAGGTCGTGGTGCTGATTTACTTATCATTGATGACCCACATTCAGAACAAGATGCTATGTCACCTACTGCTATGGATGCAGCTTGGGAATGGTATACATCAGGACCTAGGCAGCGTTTACAGCCCGGTGGAACTATAGTTCTTGTTATGACTCGTTGGAGTACAAAAGACTTAGCAGGTAGGCTATTAAAAAGACAATCAGAAACACATGCTGACCAGTGGGAAGTCGTAGAATTTCCTGCAATTATGCCTGACACTGATGAGCCTTTATGGGGTGAGTTCTGGAAGAAAGAAGAACTATTATCAGTAAAAGCATCATTACCAATATCAAAATGGAACGCACAGTGGTTGCAAAATCCTACAGCGGAAAGTGGCTCTATTGTCAAAAGAGACTGGTGGCAGATATGGGAAAAAGAAGGAATACCAAAGTGTGAGTGTATTATCCAAAGTTACGATACAGCTTTTAGCGCAAAAGAAACTGCCGACTATTCTGCAATAACTACATGGGGAATCTTTGACCCTGAAGATGGTGGTGAAAATGCTGTCATTTTATTAGATGCAAGTAGACATAGAGTTGATTTTCCTGAGCTAAAAAAATTAGCCTTAGAAGAGTATAAATACTGGGAGCCTGATATTGTCTTGATTGAAGCAAAAGCAAGTGGAACACCACTAACGCAAGAGTTAAGAAAGATAGGTATACCCGTACAGTCTTACTCTCCAAGTAGAGGACAGGACAAGGTGGCAAGAATGAACTCTATTGCACCTATGTTTGAAAGTGGTATGGTATATGCAACAGAAGACGCTTTTGCAGAAGAGGTTATAGAAGAATTAGCAGCTTTTCCATTTGGTGAACACGATGACTTTTGTGATTCATCTACTATGGCTTTGATGCGAATTAGACAAGGTGGGTTGATTGAATTGAAGAATGATTACGAGGATGAAGTGTCATTTGACAGAAAGGCATTAACATATTATTAATTTTATGGATATAATAGAAAACTATGGCAATAGATAGACAACTAGGTACTGAAAACAATCCTGACATAATAGACCAAACTAAGTCTGTTGATGTTGGCGTGGATGAATTTAATATAGAAGCTCCGGAGCAAACCTTTGATGAATCAATGATTGATTCTATGGAAATTAACATTGGAGATGATGTTATTAGTTTTGATGAGCCAATGGAAGAACCACAAGAAGAGATACCATTTGATGCCAATTTGGTTGATTACATAGACGAATCAGTTTTAGGTAGCATCTCATCACAGCTTATTAATGCTGTAGAAAACGATAAAGAATCAAGAAAAGAATGGGAAAAAACATACACTGACGGTCTGAAATACTTAGGAATGAGGTTTGACGAGCAGAGAAGTACACCTTTTGAAGGCTCTAGTGGTGTCATACATCCTATACTCGCAGAAGCAGTTACTCAGTTCCAAGCACAAGCCTATAAAGAACTTTTACCGTCACAAGGACCTGTAAAAACACAGATTATTGGTCAGAGAGACATGAACACAGAAATGCAAGCTCAAAGAGTTTGTGAGTTTATGAACTACTACATCATGAACGAAATGCCTGAATATGACCCCGATTTAGACCAATTATTGTTCTATCTACCATTGTCAGGTAGTGCATTTAAGAAAGTTTATTACGATGCAGCAAAAAACAGACCTGTATCAAAATTTATACCTGCTGAAGATATATTGGTTCCTTACGAGGCAACTGACCTATTAGGAGCAGAGAGAGTGACGCATATAGTGTCAATGAGCAGTAATGAGGTTAGGAAATTACAGCTTACTGGTTTCTATGCTGATGTAGAGTTACAAGACAACGAAACTATTGTTCGTGACAATATATCTAAAGAAATAGACAAAATACAGGGTGTAGAGCCTGATTACACAGGTGACGAGCAGAGAAAATTGTATGAAATACATACAGTTGCAGAAATAGAAGGCTTTGAAGATTTAGATGATGAGGGCGAACCAACAGGTTTAAAAATACCTTATATCATCACAATAGACGATTCTTCACAGAAAATACTCTCTATTAGAAGAAACTATGAGCCTGAAGACCCATTAAGAAACAAGATAAATTACTTTGTACAATACAAGTTTTTACCGGGATTAGGCTTCTATGGATTAGGTTTATCACACATGATTGGTGGCTTATCCAAGGCATCTACATCTATATTAAGACAATTAATCGATGCAGGTACTTTAAGCAACTTACCAGCAGGTTTTAAAGCTAGAGGCATAAGAATTAGAGATGAAGCCTCACCACTACAGCCGGGTGAATTTAGAGATGTTGATGCTCCCGGTGGTGCATTAAAAGATTCTTTAATGCCATTACCGTATAAAGAGCCAAGTAGTGTTTTATTCAGCTTGCTTGGATTATTAGTTGAATCAGGCAAAAGATTTGCATCTATAGCTGATATGAATATTGGCGACAGCAATGCAGCTATGCCAGTAGGAACAACAGTAGCCTTATTAGAAAAAGGCACAAAGGTAATGAGTGCTATTCATAAAAGATTGCACTATGCACAAAAAAATGAATTTAAAATATTAGCAAGAGTATTCCAAGAGTTCCTACCTCCTGTATATCCATACGAGACAGGTTCTGGTGCTAAAGAAGTAAAGATTGAAGATTTTGACAGAAAGGTTGATGTAATACCTGTATCTGACCCAAACATCTTCTCTATGAGCCAAAGAGTTATTATGGCTCAAGAGCTATTAACAATGGTGCAATCTAATCCTGAACTACATGGACCACAAGGTATTTATGAAGCATACAGAAGAATGTATGCAGCTTTAGGTGTAGATAACATTGAAACATTACTAATGCCACCAGCTGACAATACTCCAAAACCAATAGATGTAGGTACGGAAAACAGTGGATTATTACAAGGTCTTCCTGCACAAGCTTTTGCTGAACAGAACCATGAAGCACATGTAGAGGCACATAAAACATTGTTTTTAACACAGGCTGTACAAATGAATCCACAACTGCAATCTATAATAATTGCACACTGTATGCAGCATTTACAATTTATTGCTAGTAAAAGGGCAGAACAAGAAATACCACCTGAAGTGCAACAACAGATACAAGAATCTAATCAACAGTTGCAACAGTTGCCTCCACAAGAACAACAAGCATTACAACAGCAGATACAGAGCATTATAGAAACTTTCAGCTCTCCAATACTGGCTGAATTATCACAAGAATTTTTATCTTCGGTTCAACCTCCACAACAACAAGACCCTCTAGTAGCTATAAGAGAACAGGAACTAGGCTTGCGTGATAAAGAGATTGATATGAAGGATAAACAATTTATGGCTAAAGAAGAACAAGATGCCATGGAAAGAGGAACTGAGCTTCAACTACAGCAACAAAAAGCTGACCAACAAGCCATGATTGGCAATGAGAAAAATGACATTGCTAAACAAAGACTGGCACAACAAGCTGAGTTAAAATTAATAGACCTACAAGCGAGGATGAACAAATGACAAGTTCAATAAACGAAAAAAGAATAGAAAATATAAAAATACAGAAATCTGAAGAAAAGATAGCTGAACTAAGAATCCAAAATGCTGAAACCATGCTAGAAAAAATACTAGAAATATCACCTGAAGAAATGGAAGAAGTAGTTAAGGTAAAAAAAGAGAAAGAAAAAGTGGTCAAAAAAAAGACCGTAGATAAGAAGGTTACACCTGAAAAAGCTACAAGTAAAAAAACTAAAACAAAAAAAACTAAATAGGAGAAAACAATGAAAGCAAAAACTTCCATAAAGATAAAAGGACAAGGAAGCATACCTTTATCACAACCAAAGAAAGTTACAGTGGATGCACCACATAAACCGGGTTATGGCAAAGGAGTGAGCAGAGGCAAAGGAGCTGCTCTTCGAGGAAATAAATTTAACGGCATATTCTAAATTATGGATAAATATGATTTTATTCATGTGGTCCGTAGAGATTTAGATGAAAGGTTAGAACAAATAAGAGATATCTTAATGTCTAATGGCATTGCAGATATGGAAAAATATCAATTTTTAATGGGAGAAATTTCTGCATTATCCTATATTCATGATAAGATAAAAGAACACTTACATGAAAAAGGAGAGATTGATGAAAAGTGAAAAGAAGAAAGATATTGAGATAGAGCAAGAAGATACTATTAATTTAGATAAAGCTTTTGTTGAAGAAGACACTAGAGTTTTAGACCCTAGCCTTTTAGACAAAAACATTCTTGAAAGGATGCCTCAACCAACAGGTTGGCGTTTATTGGTATTGCCTTACAAAGGTAAGGGAGTATCAGAAGGTGGAATCCAATTAGTAAAGGAAACCATTGATAGAGAAACCCTAGCAACTGTTGTTGCCTATGTTGTAGCCATGGGTCCTGACTGCTATAAAGACAAAAAAAGATTTGAGTCTCCGTGGTGTGAAAAAGGAAGATGGATATTAATCGGTAGATATGCAGGTTCTAGGTTTAGGTTAGCTGATGAAAGCGAAGTTAGAATTATAAATGATGACGAAGTCATAGCTACTATTTTAAACCCTGACGATATTGTTTCAGTATAAGGAGTATTTATATGGAAGAAATTAATAAAGAAAATCAGGTTCAAGTAGAAGAGGAACTTATTATAGATGTAGTAGATACACCTATGGAAGATGGTAACTCCGAAACAGTCGTAACCAACTCAGGTGGTGATGATGAACTAGATAAATACACTAAAGGTGTATCAAAAAGAATAAACAAGTTAAATGACAAAATAAGGGAAGCTGAGATTAGAGCAAGCGAAGCTGAACATAAGTACAATCATTTATCTACTGAGTATTCAGCAGTAAAAAACAGAGCTAGTGTCCTAGACAAAAGTTATACTGAAGAATATGAAAACAGAGTAAAATCTCAAAGACAACAAGCAGAAGACTTATATAGAAAAGCAAGGGAGACCAATGACCCTGACTTAGAAGTAAAAAGCGTTGAGTTGTTGAATAAAGTATCTTTAGAAGAGGAAAGAGTAAGATTGGCTAAAGTTCAGTTGCAACAGCAACAAGAACAAACTTTCCAAAGCCAACCTCAACAAAGAGTGCAAAATACACAACAGCAAGTAAACACTGCACCTAAGCCTGATACTAAAGCAGTTGAATGGCAACAAGGTAATGACTGGTTCCAGAAGGATAGAGTCAAAACATATACTGCAATGGGTATTCACGAGGACCTAATAAACGAAGGTTTTGATGGTGCTGATAATGAGTATTACGAAGAATTGGACAAAAGAATGACAAAGGTTTATCCTGACTTAAGGAAACAACCTGAAGGCGTTTCAAAAGATGCTAACTCATCTGTGCAAAGAGTTGCATCTGCTTCCACTGGAAGCCGTCAAGGAACACAAGTTAAGAGAAGCGGTATTAAGATTAATTCTAACCATGCTTCAGTGAAAAGTAACCTGAAGCCGTACGGGATGACGCAACAAGAGTGGCTGAAACGAGTAGGTAAAGAAATAGTGAAAATTGAAGGAGCAAAATAATGGATTTAGATGCAATTGAAAATGTAACACGCGAATCTCGTGACGAAGAGCAACACGATAAAAAAGCTAGAAGAAAACCATGGCAGCCTGCAAGGATGCTTGAAACTCCAACCCCACCCGAAGGTTATCAATACCGATGGATAAGGTCAGAGTATGTAGGAATCGAAGACAGAAACAATGTTTCTGCTAGAATGAGAGAAGGATGGGAATTTGTCCGTGAGGACGAGATACCTGATTTCCCTTTACCTACTATTGAGCATGGAAGACACGCAGGAGTCATATCAGTAGGTGGATTGATATTAGCAAAAATACCCTTAGAAACTGTAGCCGAAAGAAATGAACATTATAAAAATCGAAATGTGCAACAGAACGATGCACTAGACAATACAATGTTTAATGAATTGGATGGCAACAATAGATATGTTAAGTATAATTCTGATAGACAATCTAAAGTATCATTTGGTAAAAAAAGGTAGATAAATTATGGCGAATAAAGACGCTTCATTTGGTCTAAAGCCTGTAAGAATGATGGGTGGCTCACCCTATTCAGGCGGACAAAGCCGTTATAGAATTGCTGCTAACTACGGAACTAGCATTTTTCAAGGAGACTTGGTTATGCAGGTAACTGGCGGTGGTGTAGAAATACACGCTGACGGTGGAACTGTTCCAATAGTTGGTGTATTCAACGGTTGTATGTTCACGGACCCAACAACAAAAGAGCAAAAATTTAGTAATTATTACCCTGCAAGCACGAACGCTTCAGACTTAATTGCTTTTATACACGATGACCCTAATACGGTCTTCGAAATTCAAGCTGACGCTACTTTCCCAGTAGCTGATTTACTTGGTAACTTTGACATAGTCTATACAAATGCAGGAAGCACCTTTACAGGTATTTCAGGAGCAGAGTTAGATGTCACAACAGGTGCAACTACAGCAGGTTTGCCGCTAAAAGCTATTGACATAAGTCAAGACCCTGATAATTCAGATGTCGCTTCAGCAAACACTAATGTTTTATGCGTAATTCAAAATCACATCTGCGGTCAAAAAGGCGCAGGTTTAGCATAAGGAGTAATTAGATGGCTATAAGTAGGTCGCAATTAGCGAAAGAATTAGAACCCGGTCTAAATGCACTTTTTGGACTTGAATATGATGAGAACAAAGAAGAATACAAAGAACTTTACTCTATAGAAGACTCTGAAAGAGCTTTTGAAGAAGAAGTATTAGTAGTCGGATTTGGTGCAGCTCCTGTCAAAGAAGAAGGTGCAGGCGTTAGCTTTGATAACGCTTCAGAAGGTTATACTGCAAGATATACACACGAAACTGTGGCTCTTGCTTTCTCACTAACTGAAGAAGCAATTGAAGATAACCTGTATGACCAATTAGGTAGAAGATATACAAAAGCATTGGCTCGTTCAATGCAACATACCAAAGAAGTAAAAGGAGCCAATGTATTAAATAATGCATTTAACTCTAGTTTTGCTATTGGAGACGGACAGCAATTGATTTCCACAGCTCACCCTTTAGCGGGTGGTGGAACAGCGCGTAACAGAGCTGCAACAATGGCTGACTTGAATGAAACTTCTCTTGAAGATAATATAATCGATATATCAACATTTGTTGACGACAGAAATCTAACTATTGCAGTTAGACCTGATAAATTAATCGTTCCACCACAATTAACTTTTGTGGCTGATAGACTTTTAAACACAACAGGTAGAGTTGGCACATCAGATAATGATATTAACTCGATTAAGAATCAATCTTCAATGCCTAACGGTTTCTCAGTAAATCATTATCTAAATGACCCGGATGCATATTTCATTATGACATCGGTTAATTCAGATGGTGAAGGACTAAAAATGTTCAATAGAACAGGAATGGAAACTACAATGGAACCTGAATTTTCAACAGGTAACATTAGGTATAGAGCTAGAGAAAGATACTCATTTGGTGTCTCTAACTGGCGTGGAGTGTTTGGTTCCCAAGGAGCTTAACGGTTCTTCAAACCAACTAAGGGAGCTTCGGCTCCCTTTTTTTTTGCCTAAAAGTAATATACAATTATATGACTAGGATTAATTAACTTGTTTTATCAACTGACCTAGCAGACAAGCCAAGATGATAAGACTTATTTCCTTAGGAGGAAATTATGGCAAATTCAACATTCAGCGGTCCAGTCAGGTCCGAAAACGGTTTTGAACAAATTACAGTAGACGCATCATCAGGTGCAATTACAACTAATTTTGATATAGATGCAAGTGGAAACATTACTGACGTAGGTTCAATCGCATCTGATGGTGCTATTTCTACTACAAGTACCGTATTAGGTAAGAAAGTAATTAATACAACTTTTAATGCTAGTGCTGCTAAATCAGAAGCTATAACAGCAGCTCAATCAGGAACTTTGTTTTTAATTGACGGAACAAATAATAATGTAATCACTTTACCTACTGTATCTACAGCAAATGTAGGAGTTCATTATGAATTTCAACTAACTGTAGCTGTAGCTAGTGATAAAACTACTACTATCGTGCTTCCAGGTTCTGCTGTATCAGCTTTCCAAGCAATGCTTTCTTTGGTTGCTGGAACAGCAGCTAACGCAGTAAGTGATGTAGCAGGAGATACCTTGACGCTAGTAAACTCAACCGTTCTAAACGCTAGAGTTTCTATGACTTGTGTATCAGATGATGGAACTAACTCCAAGTGGATGACTACTGCTCTATCAACACCAATCGCTACAGTAACTTAATAGGGAGTAAATTATGTCAGGATATTCAGATGTAAAGGCAGTTACTATAACTGCAGATACAGTAGCCTTAGATGCAGATGGAATATCAGTAGCAGCATCAGTTGGAAATAACGCAGCACTTACTATAGGTGGTGCGTTAGCTTCAGGTGGTGCAGTTGCACTCAGTCATGGAAGGATTGTAACGATTCTTTCTGCTGGTAATGATGCAGCTAAATCATTCACTGTTGTAGGTACTGATATTAATGGAGACTCTCAAACAGAATCCATTACAGGTGCTAATGCAGGTACAGCTACTGGAGCTGTGTTCTTTTTAAGTATTGCTTCAATAACTGCTGTGGGTAACCCAGCAGGTAATGTCTCAGCAGGAGTTAATGCTTCAGCAGCAGATGTTATTTTTTCAGGCAGAAGCAGACTAAAGGGCATTTACTTAACTAGTACAGCTACGGCAGGTACTGTAGATTTCCTAAATACCTCTCCTAGTGGAACAAGTATTATGGGATTAAGTTCTGTTGGTGATGCCGATGCTACTAGAGATGTGGTTATACCCGAAGAAGGTGTTTTATTTACTGATGGTATTTTTATTGAATACACAGTATCAACATTCTTAACCATGACAGTGTTTCATGCGTAATGGTTGTAAAAAAGAAAGCCATACCGAAAACAACAGGTAAAGGCGGAAATTACCGTTCCACTAAAAGTGGAGCGGGAATGACTAAAAAAGGAGTTGCTGCGTATAAACGCAAGAACCCCGGTAGTAAGTTACAAACAGCAGTAACAGGTAAGGTAAAGAAAGGTAGCAAGGCAGCAAACAGACGAAAGTCTTATTGTGCAAGGTCTTTAGGACAACTAAAGAAAAGCTCTGCTAAAACTAGAAATGACCCTAATTCAAGAATTAGGCAAGCAAGAAAAAGGTGGAAATGCTAATGGCTAAAAAAGGATTGTACGCAAATATAAACGCTAGAAAAAAGAAAGGAATCAGTAGACCTAAAAGCAAATCTACTATTACTGCTAAAGCATTTAAAAACATGAAAGCAGGATTTCCCAAAAAGAAAAAGTGATTAGCCAAGAGTTAATTAAAGAAGAAATAAGAGATTGGTCAAAAGAAGTTTTAGAAACTGAAGAACCAGTTTGTCCTTTTGCCAAGAAAACTTGGGAAGCAGAAAGGGTAGACATTGTCTTATCAAACTGTATTTATTGGGAGGACCTAATAGATATTGGTAAAGACTTCCCCAAAGACAAACACGTTGTAATATATTGTGATACAAACATGGACATGGATATGTTTCATTTTGACAGTAGAATATCTATGTTAAATAGTTTTCTTAATCCATTAGACTTATGGGTTATGGGTTATCATCAGGACCATGAAGAGAAAGAAGTAGTAGCACAAGAACATTTTGAGCCACACTTTGAAGAAAGCTACAACATGTTGTTTATGCAAAGATTAGATGAATTAAATAAAGCATCTGAAAGATTGGAAAAAATAGGGTATTATAATAATTGGAATCAAGAAGATTTCCAAAAAATTCTAAATAGAAGGAGTAAATGATGGCAAAATCATTAAAAGGTTTAAAAAAATTAGTAGGTAGTTTGTCTAGTTCAGACAAGTCAGAAATTGCAAAATCAATGAAAAACAGCAAGGCTATGAAAATGGCAGGCGGTGGAGCTGTACCAAAATCAGGCATTGTAAAATTGTCTATGGGTGGCGGAGCTAAGTCAGGCGTTATGAAAAGAAATATGGGTGGACCAGCTAAGTCAGGTGTCATGAAAAGAAACATAGGCGGACCAGCTAAAGCAGGCGTTAAGAAAATGATGGGTGGCGGTAAAGCAGGCGTTAAGAAAATGATGGGTGGCGGTAAAGCAGGCGTTAAGAAGTTTGGTAGAGGCGGAAAGGCTAAGAAGTAAGCCATGGCAGTATCAGGCTCAAAAGATTTTGAATTAGATGTCGCTGATTATATTGAAGAGGCATTTGAAAGATGTGGCTTAGAGCTTAGAACAGCCTATGATTTAAAAACAGCAAGAAGAAGTTTAAATCTATTATTGGCTGAATGGGCAAATAGAGGTCTGAACCAATGGACAGTACAACAAAAGACTGTAACCATGGTTGCAGGTACGACATCTTACAATGTTGATACAGTCAACACTACAGCTGCTATTGATGTATTGGACGCTTTTATGCGACAAACAGTAAATGGTCAAAACGCAGACATACAAATGTCTAGGCTATCAAGAAGTGAATATTCTGCTATACCTAATAAATCCATAAAAGGAAAGCCACTACAATTTTTTATAGACAAGCAGTTGTCTCCAACTATAAGCGTTTACCCAGCTCCTGATGCAACATCAACCTATACAGTTGTTATGAATGTTTTAACAAGAATAGATGATGTAGATTCAGCAACAAACACATTAGATTTACCATTTAGGTTCTATCCATGTTTAGCAGCAGGTCTTGCGTATTACTTATCAGTTAAGAAAAGCCCTGAAAGAACAGGATTACTAAAACAAATATACGAGGAAGAATTCCAGAGAGCTTTAGAGGCAGACGAGGATAGAGCTTCTCTAAGAATTACACCCGATGTGGCTTCCTACAACATAGCATAATGTCTTTTGCGTCTAGTAAAAATGCATACGGATTATGCGATAGATGTGGTTTTAGATATGGTCTTATAGAACTTAAAAAGGAATGGAATGGTTTGAAAACATGTCCTGAGTGCTATGAAGCCAAACACCCACAACTAACGCCAAAAGCTAATAAAGCAGACAAACAAGCTGTTAGAGAGCCAAGAACTGATAACAGTGTTGTGCCAACAAACTTTACAGTTTATACAAACTTTGATTTAGGCATAATAGGTAAGAAACTAACAATACCCAATGCCATGACAACAACCCTTGGTACAGTTACAATAACAACATCATGAGTTTTACACTAACAACATTAAAGACAGCTATACAAGATTACTTAGAAAGTGACGAGACTACTTTTGTTAGTAACCTAAACAATATTATCTTGCAGGCTGAAGAAAGAATATTAAAGTCAGTACAGATACCTGACCAAAGAAAAAATGTTACAGGTAATGTAACTACTAATAATAGATTCCTAGGTACGCCAACAGACTTCTTGGCACCATTTTCTTTAGCAGTAATTAGTTCAGATAATTACGATTACTTAGACCTAAAACATAATTCTTTTATTAAAGAATTTGTATCAGACTCAGCAACAAGAGGTAAGCCTAGGTACTATGCAATATTTGACCAAGGTTCATTCGAGGTGGCTCCTGTACCTGATACAAGTTACACAATGGAATTACATTATTTAGCAAAGCCACAATCACTTACAACAGCAGCATCAGGTACGACATATCTGTCTACAGATGCACCTGATACTTTGCTATATGGTTGTCTACTAGAAGGTTCTGTGTTTTTAAAACTTGACCCAGCAGACATTGGTTTGTATGAGGCAAGGTTTAAAGAGAGTTTACTAAGATTGAAAAATTTAGGCGAAGGTAGAGATACTAGAGACGAAATGAGGTATGATTCACTAAGAACGAATGTAACATAAGTTTCAATTTAAGAGAGAGATATGGAACCTATCAAAGAATTAAAAGGTAAAACCGTTGCCATAGTAGGCATGGGTGCTAGTTGGTTTGATTACAATCTAGCAAAATCACACGGCTCAGACTTCGATGAAGTATGGGCAATCAACGCAGTTGGCACAGTAATATTTCACGATAGAGTATTTATGATGGACCCACCATCTAGGTTCTTAGATAGTGACGATGCAGGTGGTCAAACACAAGGTATGCGCGATTTACTAATTGACCACAACAAACCAATATATACATGCGAACTGGATAAAAGATGTAACAACCTACACCTATATCCAATTGATGAAATTCTAAGAGATATGGAGTGTTCCTATCTAAACAATACTGTAGCTTACGCAATAGCCTTTGCCTTATGGAATGAGGTGGCTGTTCTAAAGTTATTTGGTATAGACTTTAGTTATCAAGGTAATTTACATTTTGCAGAAGCAGGAAGAGGTTGCGTAGAGTTTTGGCTATCCAAAGGAATGATGACGGGCATGACTGTAGAAGTAGCAAATTCAAGTGCCTTACTGGACACAGCAGTACCTTTAGATGAAAAGCTTTATGGTTACCACAGGTTAGATGACCCATTAGTTCCTGTAGTAGAGAATGGAGTTATAACAACAAAAAAAGTTAGCGAGGGTGAAAAAAAAGAAATAACACCTAAGCCAACATTGATAGGAAGAAACGCAAAAATAAAAATAGGAGAACCTAATAAATGGTAATAAAGATTACACCTGATGGATTGCCTGAGTTGGGTATGGTAGAAATAGTCACAACACAGTTTGGTGGTCATCCTCCAGAGTTCTGGGCAGAGCAACTAACAGACAAAATAGTAGGCGTTTCAGACAACAATGAAGAACATATTAAAGCCCAAGCTAGAGCCTATAAAGATTTAATTTACCAAGTATGTTTGATATATATCAAAAATGCTTTAAAATCTTATAAGGCTACCTTAATTCAAGATTTATCTAAAGGGGGTAGTGAGGATTTAGCAAAAATAATTAAAGGTATTTAATATGGCAATAACATCTACTCTCACAACAAGCTTCAAAGTAGAGCTTTTGACAGGAACACATAACTTTACTAATAGTAGTGGCAACAGCTTTAAGTTGGCTTTATACACAAGTTCAGCAACTTTAGGAGCTACTACAACTGCATTTACTACAACAGGGCAAGCTAGTGGTACTAACTATAGTTCAGGTGGAGCTGCATTAACTAATGTAACGCCATCTGCCACAGGTACTACAGCAGTTACTGATTTTAATGACTTAACTTTCAGTACAGCTACAATTACAGCAAGAGGCTGTATGATTTATAACGACACTAATGGCGATAAATCAGTAGCAACAATTGACTTTGGTGGAGATAAAACTTCTACAGCAGGTGATTTTACTGTTGTATTTCCTGCGAAAGCAGCAGCAACAGCTATTATTAGAATAGCATAGAAGATGAAACATGCCATTTGCAAAGTTTCAGTTTAAAGCAGGAATAGATAAGGAGGGAACGGATTACACCAATGCGGGTGGATGGTTCGATGCTTCTCTTATTAGATTTCGTAAAGGTTTTGTTGAAAAAATTGGCGGTTGGACTAAACAAACTGCAACTCAATTTATAGGCACATGTAGAAAACTATTTGCATGGACTTCTTTAGAAGGCAATAAATATCTATTTATTGGCACTCATTTAAAAGCTACTGTGCTAGAAGGCACAACACTAAACGACATTACACCTATAAGAGCTACGACAACCAATGGTATTGTATTTGCAGCTACTAATGGTTCGGCAGTTATAACAGCTACAGATAATGCACACGGAGCAACTGTAAATGATTTTGTAACATTAGCTGGTGCAGTAAGTTTAGGTGGCACTATTACGGCTGCTGTTCTAAATAAAGAATATCAAGTCACTGGAGTTCCTAGTGCAAATACATTTACTTTCACAGCTACAGCTACAGCAAATGGTAGTGATACTGGCAATGGTGGTTCAGCTGCTGACGCAGCCTACCAATTAAGTGCAGGACTAGATGTATACATCCAATCAACCGGTTATGGTTCAGGTTTATGGGGAGAAGGAGGCTTTGGCTCCTCAACCTCTTTATCATTTACTAACCAATTAAGATTATGGTCTGCTGACAATTTTGGTGAAGATTTGATATTACATCCAAGAGGTGGCGGTATATTTTATTGGGATGAATCAGGCGGTACAACATCAAGAGCTGTAAACATTACATCATTATCAGGTGCTAACTTAGCACCAACAATTGGATTACAAACAATCGTAAGTGACACAGATAGGCATGTAATTGTCTTGGGTGCTGACCCTGTATCAGGCGGAGTAAGAACAGGAGTTATTGACCCAATGTTTGTTGCTTTCTCAGACCAAGAGAGTATTGCAGAGTGGCAACCAAAAACTGATAACACAGCAGGTTCTATTAGATTATCTTCAGGAAGTGAAATAATAGGTGGTATAAGGTCAAGACAGGAAACACTAATTTGGACTGACACTGCTTTATATAGTATGCAGTTTGTAGGACCACCATTAACCTTCTCTGTAAATCTAATTAACGAAGGTGTTGGTATGATTGGTCCTAATGCCTGTACCAATTCTCCTAATGGAATATTTTGGATGGCAGACGATGGATTCTATTTATACAATGGCTCAGTGAAAAAATTACCTTGTAGTGTATTAAGTTATGTACAGGAAGACCTAAATATAGGACAGGCATTTAAAGTATTTGGATTATTAAATAGTGAATTTAATGAAGTATGGTGGTTTTATCCAGCAGACAGTGATGGTACTGAAGAAATATCTCGTTATGTAATTTACAATTACGAAGAAGGTAGCTGGAGTATCGGTCAATTAGAAAGAACTGCTTGGGTTGATGAAGGAGTCTTTAACAGACCATTAGCTACTGCGGACAATTATATATACAACCAAGAAGATGGTGATGATGACGATGGATTACCAATGGACGGTGTTTTTGTAGAAAGCTCAGACTTTGATTTGCAAGAAGGTAATGACTTTGCATTTATAAGAAGAATTATTCCTGACATTAAATTTTATGGGACAAATGTTGATACAGGAGTACCGCAAATTAATATCTTGGTTAAAACAAGAAACTCTCCTAGTGAATCATTAACAACAAGAGTAACCAAAGATATTTCAAATAACACAGACCAGCTACATGTTAGAGCTAGAGGTAGGCAGGCTGTTATAAGATTGCAAAGCGATGACGATGCAGAAGTAGGAGTAAGGCTAGGATATAAGTGGAGGCTTGGATATACAAGGCTCGACATCCACCCTGACGGTAGAAGGTAATGGCTAAGTTATTACCTACTAGATTACCCATAGCATCAGATGAGGTTAATCCTGATGTGTTTAACAGGTTAATTAGAGTTTTAGAATTAAACTTAGGACAGTTTGACCCTAATAGAACACCACAGTTTAACGAGGCACAAATCGCTGAATTGAATTTTTTACAGGGTGATGTAATATGGAATACTAGTATTGGCGTATTACAAGTTTATGTAGGCAATTATTGGCTACAATTACATGAGCCAAATACTCCGAATGAAGGTTTAGAGGCAAAAGGTTTGGTTGGCATATTATCTGTGTCAACAGGTGGAAACATATCAGTCAAGATACCACCTGTAGTTACTGGTTATGGCATAGAGAAATATTATACATAGGAATTAGTTATGAAAGATTTAGAAAGACAAATGATGGAATTAAGCAGTCGAATGGGTCCAAAACTCATAGGTCCGGGTGTTATGTCGAATAGAGAAACAGAAAAATTGGGTGGAATAATGGCAACTAATGATGGAAATTTTTTTCATAAATTAATTATTGACAATAAGGTTGTATATCGAGGAAACGGTGAATCATTGTCAGAACAAGAATTTAAAATGCTATATCCAGACGCACAACCTGTCATGCCTTCAAGAGACCAAGGTACATCACATTCAATGGATGATGGTACGTTTATGCCCGGTGCTACTCACGCAGAGTATGAAGCCATGGAGGAATATAACGAACCTAGGATGCAAGAAAGGTCTTCTAAGAACCAAATGTTTACTATACAAAATGAAATCGACAGCCTTACAAATGAGTACGATATGAATGTAAGGAATAAACAATACGAGCAAGCGCAACAAATTGCTGATGTTATAGACCAACTGCAACAACAGAAAATTGCCATACAAGCTAGAGTGGGTGACCAACAAATGATGTCAGAGCAATCAACTTCAGGTGGCATTGGAGCTTTTGCAGGCGGTGGTGGTGTAAGCCAAATAGGACAAGAATTGCTTAAACGAGATACTTTTTTATCTAGTAACGATAGAGAAATGTTTATAAAAGCCTTTGATAGAATCGGTACTGCAGCTACACCACAAGTTGTAGATATGATTAAACAAAATTACCCAGATGTTTCAGAAAGACAAATAAATGAATTTATGAGTTATTTCCATGAGCCGGCAGCAAGAAGAGCAGCATATCCAAATTTAAATTTTACATCAAACGAAGGTGACCCCGGATATATTAATAAAAGAAATATGGGAGGCATTATGAGTTTTGCAGGCGGAGGTGGTGTTGATGAAATGATGCCTGAGCAGATGATGTCAGAACAAATGATGCCTGAAGAAATGATGCCTGAAATGGGTCAAGAACAAGCTATGGGCGAATTTGAAATGTCAAAACAAGAGCTTATGAACGAACTGTTTATACCACTGGCTGAAAATGGCTATGAAAAAGAAGTAATGGCTATCTTAGAAAATCCAATAGATTCAGAAGAATCTACAGAAGCACAAAGAATATTATCTCAAGTTTTAAGTCAAGAGGCTGATTTTAATGTAAATGACTTTTTACTAGCTGTCTCAATGGTAGCACCACAGTAAGTTTTGCTGTGTTTGCACAAACTAAACAAGAGCAAGAATACGAATTAAAAAATTTATTATTAGGCTTTGCTTCAGACTGGTATGTTGAAAAAGATACTTTAGAGAAGGCTAAGGCTACATTGCCTCATTTAAGTGACTTCTATAATGGCGTAACTGATTCATTAGACGACTTGCCATTACAATCTATTATTGAAGAACCTCTCAAAGATGTTTATACAGTGCCTTTGTTCTCTAAAGAGCTTTGCAATCTTTTAGTTAATGAAATGCATAACATGACAGATTACTTTGGATTCGAGCCAAATGAAGAAGAAGATGAGCTAAGACAAATACCTGAGATAGTTTTGTATGAAAAATGTCCACAGCTTTATCACTCGTTGATGCAAGTGGTAGATTCTGTAATTAATCCAATATTGTTAAGTATATGGAACAGGCATGTATCAGGTGGTAATATACAGATAGCTAACTACAATGTAAGAGATAAGAAACAGGGAGCTTGGCATCATGACGCAAGCTCTGATATTAGTATAGTAGTGCCATTAAACACTGGAGATTACGAAGGTGGTGGTACTGAGTTTATGAAAAAAGGAACAGTTGAGCCTTTGCCTACAGGCAATGCTTTAATCTTTCCCAGTCTAACTCACATGCATAGAGGATTACCTGTAATAGATGGAGACAGGTACTTATTGGTTTTTTGGCTTGTTTGTCATGAAGAGTCTAAGGAATATATGAAAGAATTTGTGCAAGAAGTTAGTCAAAACCATGTTAAATAGGGTAAAATTTTAAAATGATGAATAGAATCGACAACAGTGGCGAAGGCATAGCGAGACTAGGCAGAGATGAGGATAATTATTTAGCTCATGTCGCCCAAGGCGAAATGGTAGTTCCACCAGTTATAACTCCTGAAACAAGACAAAGATTAGAGCAGGAAATGTCAAGCATGGGTTTAGACCCTGCTGAATATACAGTTGGTGGTGGTATGTCAATTAACCCAATTACAGGTAATCCTGAGTTTGGGTGGCTAAAGAAAGTGGGCAAAAGTTTAAAAAAGGTAGCTAAGAAAGTAGCGCCTATTGTTTCTGTAATCGCACCTTTTATACCGGGTGTTGGACCATTGATGTCAGCAGCCATATCGGCAGGGACTACTAAATTAGCTGGAGGCAGTTGGAAAGATGCTCTTAAAGCAGGAGCCATGAGTTATGGTGGAAGCAAGTTAAAAAGTAAGTTTGGGCAGTCAAAATTTGGTACAAAAATTAAAGGTGGTATTGGTGATTTCTTTAATCCAGCTGAGGATGCAACTGGTTTGTTTGGAGGTAAGCTTGGTCCTAACTTGAGAACTGGTATAGGTAATTTGTTTGGCGGTCAAGCCGGCGATCAAGCCGTACAACCATATTCTGATGCAGAAATAGATGGAATGTTAGATACAATGCACCCTTCTGTTGTTGAGCAAATGGTTAATGAAAGAAATAGTTTAATATCTAAAAATTTTTTAAGTGGTGGTCAAGGAACATCAGGTTTAGAATCTGTTGGCGATGGCACTTTTATAGACCCTGTAACTAAACAAATTTTCACAACAAGCCAGTTATCA